CTTGTGACCGTGCTCCAGCGTCCGCCGCGATGCACTCTGCGCTTTTGGCATTCGACTTTCCCTCGGCATCAATTGCACCTCCGATATTACGAGTGCCATCCATGGTGTATTGGTCGCGACGATACTCGATACGTTGCTCCGTACTACCACCCAAGAAACCTTTCTTAGATTTGTCAAGATCTAATGATCTTTCAGATTCTAATACCTTAGGATCATTAGCACGATACTCAATTCTATATCCTTCCTTACCTGCTTCTATTGTATAAGAAGAGTAAGGACCACGAGGAAGATTAATTGTGGGAACAGACGGTGGTTCTGCTTTTCTGTCAATCAGATAACCCAGAAGACCTAAGTGTGAGATAGCAAACAATGCACCAGCAGTGCTGATCATTATCTTCCATCCAGATGGCTTCGTTGGTTGTGATGTTGCTGGAATATAATCTTCTTTCTCGTGGTTGAATATACTCATGGTAATTTAGGGATAGCAGGTCCAGTTACTTCTGGTAGTTCTGGCATAGCACCATCCAACATACCTGGGAGGGCAGTAGTAACAGCACCAACAGCAGCTTCAGTAACCTTAGTGATAGCACTCTCTACGAGAGCATCTTTTTGTGTGTATAAGTAAGCACCCCCACCAATCAGACTCAAAGAAGTCAGACCAGATAGGAGTGCGATAACGTTAATTACTTTTTGCATAATCAGACCTTAGGTTCGGGTTCTTCTTTTCTCTTGATCTCAGGTGCTTTCTTAGGAGAACCACCAGACTTGGCGGGACTCAATCCGAACGCAGCTAAAGAGCCAGAGAACACGGATGCGATAAAGGTTGGATCGAAATCTAAAATCTTTTGACCGTTTGGAAGTCTTACGTAAGAAAATGTGAGGAGAGAGGCAGACCAAATAAGTACAACAACTTTCACCAAATTACCAAGAACTTCACTTTTATCATCATCGTCCGCCTTTTCCTCTACAACTTTGGACTTGTCTTCCGCCATAATAGAGTAGCAAGGCTCCTCTATTTATGCCTGTGCCTCCGTCCAAGAAATACGGAAGTCAATCGCCCTTCTGTTAGAACCAAAACCACCACCAATGTTCGTTACCTTAACAGCAAGAACCTCGGGTCCATCAGGGAACACACCAGTTGGGTTTGGTGGAGTAGTAGCAGCGAGTTGAGATCCACCACCACCTAGAATAGAGTTAGAGATTTCTTTAACCAAACTCAAATCATAGTCAGCAACACCAGCATCAGCATAGAATCCATAGATGACTTCGCCACCTACAAGTTCGTTAGTAACAATCGATGCACCCTGTGTTAGATCTGCATACTGTGCTAGTGATGTACCACCAACGTTCTCCCAGGTAACAGAGTTAGTAATGTTTGGATTCAACACTAGTTCAACGAAGAACGCACCGTTAGAGGACACCTCAGCAGTTCTAAGAACCAACTGCATTCTATTGACCAGTTCTCTAGCGCCAAACGCGCCAGGGATGCCATTATCAACAGATGGTGCTGTACGAATAGCAAGCAACGCTTTGGTCTGACCAGAATTAACTTCTCGTCCAGTTCTAGATCCAACTGTATAAACATATGCTCGGTCATCATCGAACTTGCCATCCATGATGACAGATGAACCCCAGTGTGAAATCTGTGGAATAGATGTTGCTTGTATTAGTTCAACTCCAGTTGGTTGAACAGCATCAAAAGCAAAGGTTTGTGCAGCACCAGATCCCATAGTAATAAAAGCAACTCCAGTTGGGTTAGCACTTGTAACTGCTTTACTTAGAGTAATGCTTGTTCCAGAAATAGAATGAACAAACGTATCTGCAGGAATTCCCGAACCAATTACACGTTGTCCCTTCTGAATACCAGTTCCAGAACTTACAGTTCCAGCAGATGCTCCAGATGAAATAGTTAAATCAACACCAGTTGCGCCTGCTTGTTCTCTTGTTAGATTTGAGAAGTATCCAGATCTAGCAGTAGATAGTGGAGAGATAGCAGACCCAGTTACATCTGTCAATGCAATTGGAGTAGAACTTCCTGCGGTTTCAGTGACTGTAAATTGAGTTGCTGAAGGCACTGTAGCAATATAATATACTTTGTTTGCTGCAAGATTTGCAAATGGAGTATCAAATGTAATTGTCTGTACTCCATTTGGTTGCAGACCAGTAGTAGATGCTACCTCAATCTGACTGTTTCCAGATGTTGTGGCAATAACATCCTGAACAAAAGAAACCTTTCCATTATAATTTACATATTCAACTACTCCAGCAGTACCAGAAGTTGCTCTTCTAATTCTAAGAGTTCCAGAGTCAGGGAAATGTGTTGGAGCATCAGCAATGTATAACGTAGAGTCTCCAGAAGAAAGAGTTTTTGTTGTAGTTGAAGCTGGAGGAATAGTATTAACTTCATAACGAGATGGTAGGTTACCAGATCTCATGTATGCTTCAGTGTTCTGGTTGTTGTTAGGAATCTTGTGTGCATAGATTACGTTACCATCTTGTGCTCTAAATCCCCAACGGATGAAACCAGCACCATACCAAGAGTAGTCCATGTAGAACATCTGCATCTTGGTTGGGTCAATAGTGTATCCAGACTTACCAGATCCATCGCAACGGTCTAAGTTCCATTCGCTTTGATCCCACTCAGTCTCTACAGTTTTAGTTACTGGAACATTATTTGCAGAAGGACCACGATAGTCAGGGAAGATAACCATCTGTGTATCAGAGATGATACCATCAACACGATAAGATGATCCACGAATGACAACATAGTCACCAGGCTTCAACTGTTTAGCAAACTTAGTTCCTTGACCATTGGTAGATGTGAAACTAGAAACAAGTGTGCTTCCTTGTGTTACTGTTACCTTACCAGATAACTGGAAAGTAGATGTTCTACGAACAACACTAATGTTTCCACTTGCCCAACGGAAAAAGATACCGTTTTGTTGATCCATCATACCGATTTCTAATCGGTTTCCATATGAATTGACTGGAGTTACAGTATATTCTCCAGTTGCAGTAGTCTCACTTGGAGCATTGGTAGCAGTGTATTGGAACGTATATGGATCAATTACATTTGTTACATTATACGTTCCATTGTAATTATTATCACCACAACTTCTTACATCAACTTGAGTATCTCTTGTGACATTATGTGCGTCTGCTGCTACAACAGTTACTGTTGTGCCAGAAGCAGTAATGCTATCAATGTTTTCAAGTGCAGGTTCCAGAATAGAACCAGTAGAGAATGCTACACCTTTACCAGACTGATAACGGAAGTAACGTTTAGTCTGTCTGATTGCTTGCTGATTCTTAGAGATTGAATTAGTCGAGAACTTAACACCACCATCAAACGCTCTGTGAATTGAGTTACCTTGTGGTCTGGGATAAAGTTTGATAGTGCCAGTAGAAACAGATCCAGTTGGTGCTGCATCTGGGAAGTAATAAAATCTCGTAGGACTTTCTACTCTAGCAACTGTCCAAGATCCATTAACATTTGTGCCAGCAGATCCAGTAACCGCAATTTCATTACCAACTTCTAAACCATGAGCTTGTGTACAATCAACCTGAACTGAATCAGACATAACACCAGCAGTTGGCGTGGATAATGTAATTGTTCCACCAAGATCTGATCCCGTATAATGAATGCCACTGTATAAAGCAGTTCTTGCACTATCAATAATTCCACCACTACCAAGAACCCACTCATACTTTGCTGTATAAACAAAGTCAGTAGCTCCAGATGTTCTATCAACAATGAAGACACCATTAGCACCAGGGAATGTAGTGTCTTGAATGTAGATAGCAGTACCTGCAGCAGGACGTGTTGATTGATTTGTATCTACGGAAACGGTGATCTCTCTGCTATTATTTACTGCCTGAACATCAGTAATTACAATCTGATCCTGAGACTTATAAGCAAATGGGTTGTTGTTGATCATTGCCAACCCTTCCCACTTGGTATCCTGAGTGCCATACTCAAAGTCAGTGTCAATTTGAGACTGTGGATTAGATACCTTAGACTTATTTACAGCGTCATGATATGTTTCTGCTGGTTTAACAGTCTCTTCAAAGTCATCGTAAATAATTTGCAACTTGTCAGTGTCTGACATAGATGTAGTATCATATGCCAATGTAACCTGAGTCGTAGTTACATTTCTAATGTCTGTTGAAATGGTATAAGCAGACGCAGTGAGTTCTGGGTCCGAGAAATTATAGATTACTTTGTTGTCGGTAACGTTAGTAATCAGAATCAACTGTTCTCGCTGAATACCACCAGGAATGACTACCTTTCTAGCCGCAGCATCAAACAAGTAGTAATTAGTTTGAATGGATTTCCTTGCCATTACCTATGTTCCTCGGAATATTTTTATGCTTTATCTATTTATCAGACACCGTACTTGCCACGGGTAGCATTGAAGTTTTGAAGAACTTCCGCAGCAGATAATGCTCTCTTATAGACACGAACCTCAGCAATCTTACCTGTATATACGAAAGAATTTCCACCAGATAGATATCTACCTACCTCAACTGACATGGAATTAGGAAGAGCAGGAGCAGGGTTTGTACTAGGATCGTGATCATAAGTTCCAACAGAACTACCATCTCGATATCCAGTTACCAGACGACCGTTTGAATATGTACATACAAGATGATACCACTGATTTAAATTCATAGGATCAGGATCTGTAACTGATTCATTAGGAACTCCCGATGCACCACCTCCACGGAATCGTGCTCTACCGCTGTTAAAGATAGCAATATCTCCTTTTAATCCACCCTCATCAAGTCCAATTACTCTGGCAGTAGTATCACCATCGTTTGGTGTAAAGTTAGAAGTATTTACCCATGCTTCTAATGTAAATTCTTGATTAGCAGCGAACCCAACTAATTCGTTAGGGGGGATGAGTTCACTATCAACTCCATTAAACTCTACATATCCATCTTTAAAAGTAACAGCACTAAGTGACACTGTATTTTCTGGACCAGCTAAGTTCTTGACGTTTCCAGATATAGGAGCAACTTCATATACATATGCTGCTCCAACTACAGGGGTTCCAAAAAATACAGCACCAACAACTAGGTATCCATTCTCATTATCATAATCCAGAGAGTAACTATAGTGGTCACCTGATGAAGCAGCAGGATCTGAACTTAGGAAATTATATTCTCCCTGACCCCTGACAGTGTAACTGAATACAGATCCTTGTTTTCCACCACTTTCAAAATACCTAGCACCTATATAAACTCTTCCACCGCCAGCAACCAAAGAATCTTCAGAAAAAGCATCGCCTAATATTTCGGAATTATATTTGTTTGCTTGTCTAAACATTCTTTCATCCGAACCATCATACTTCCATGAGTATGCAGCACCAGAACCAGAAGTCTCGCCATCTCTACTTGGATGCCAAAGACGAGCAGAGGCAATAATTCTTCCACTATCAAGTCCTACTTTCCAACCAAGATAGTCTCCTGGAACACCATCAGATGCTTCAAAGATTCGTTCGTTGTTACCATCTAAGTCATAAACAAATACTTTTCCTGTGCTTCCATCTTCACCACTAGTTGGACAACCAACAACTAAGAGGTTATCTTTAACATCAATAGAATAACCAAACCCAATAGTCTCACTGTTTGGATCGTTTGCATCAGATGGTCTTACTACTTTCAGTAGTGCCTGATCAGAAAGTCTGTAGATATAAACTGCTCCTACTTGCAGTCTAGTATTAGATGCTAGGTTGCTGTCTGAGATATAAAATTTATCTCCATAGATTGCGATGCCTTGTTTATCAAATCCAAAGTTACCATTAGTGTAACCAGAATCAATAACAACTTCATTAGTTCCATCTAGATCGTATAGAAAGCAAACATCTGCTCCACTTCCTACAAGAATTTTATTACTTCCGATGGATACGTTTTGTCCAAACTGAATAGCTACATTAGGATAAGCAGTAGGAGTAATCTTAACTTCATTAGTTCCATCTAGATCATAGACATACACTGCTCCTCTATTGAGAGTAGATCCCTCGTCAGCAAGAGGAGCACAAACTGCTACCTTGCCGTTTCCGATAGCAACTTCTTCTCCGAAGTTGGGTTGTCCTCCAATAGAACCAGCGTCTGATGGAGATAATTTTGAGTAGTATGCCATGTTATCCTTGGATAGTTCCCAGTCTTTCTAGAGAATATTCATTACTAAAATCATAATTCAATAACAGATCGTCATAAGCAATACCAGGACCAATACGTGGAGAGGTATTTGGAGCGATTCCGTCATACTTATATCTAGTAGCGTTGTAGTTCTGGAAGACTGCTGCTGCTGTTAGAGCTCTTCTATAGATACGAATATCTCCCATTCTACCATCCCAATTGTTTAAAGTATTACTAGTTCCAATCCTAGCTCCAGAGAAATTGTGCCAGTGTTCTACTGCTGATACAGCACTATCATCAACAGTCCAGACTTCAACTCCATTCAAATATCCTTTTATGGTAACTTCAGTAGCTCCAGTCTTAGTAATTACAAAATGACCCCATGTATTGTTGGGAAGTTGTCCAAAAGATTGAGTACCCACATGAATAGAATTATATACCATCACCTGCTGAGAACTTACAACATCAAATTTAAAAGTTCGACCATTTAAATTCCAAACATGATTTGAGTTTGATTGAACATCAGTCCATAACCAAGTTTCATATGTCCAATCATTATCAGTCATCGTTAGACCACCATACTGATCATCTTTGAGTTCAATATAATCATCCGTTCCATCAAACTCAAAGTATCCAGCGGGGTTGTGTGCCACTGTATTTGTGGTTGTGGTTTCGGTTGTGCCTCCAGAGATTGAAATAGCAGGAGAAATATATTCTTCATTTCCACTGAAACCAGAGAAGTGATTGATGTTTCCATCAGAATCAATCAGTGGTGCTGTTGGTACTGTATATCCAGAAGTTCCCGCTCCAACATAAACAAATGGATCAAGAACTTTAGCATCAGTATTATATGCAGTTCCAGAACCACCAAAGAACCAGAAGTTTTCATTAGCATTGACACTAGCGCCACTAACTCCATTATTTGTAGAGACTACAGCAGTGCCATCTAAAAATCCATACAATGTGCCTCCTGTTCTTGACAAAGCGATGTGGTGCCAGTTGCCATCATTAAGACTTGTATTACCACTGTCTGCTCTAGCACCACCATCATGTCTAACAGCAATAGCACCATTTGCTAAGGTCTCCCAATAAACATAACCACCAAACAAGTCAATACCCATTTGTCTAGAGGTAGCATAGGTATCAAACTTAATCCAACACCCCATAAAGAAATCACTGCCATTTGAGTTTCCTGTTAGATCAATTCTAAATCCACCTGTTTGTAAGTCTCTAACCTTCCCAGAATAATGTGTAGCAGTAAATGGAAGATCATTAGTAACAACGTCCTCTACCACTGTTCCATATGTGCTATACGAACTAGTTGTTGAAGCAAAGTTCTCACTGAATGTTGTACCAGGAATATTTGTGGTTGTGGTAGTTGTGAAAGTTGTTTGGGCATTATTACCTTTACCTGATTGATCTAACCAATCACCACTACCAGAATAAACATCACCCAACAGGTTCAGTTGTTGGAAGTCAGCAGGTCTAACAGCAGGACTACCACTGTATTCAAAGTCGCCAGCGTTATCCATCTGTCTCTTCTTATTAGAGACATGTGTAGCAAGATCATCGAAGACAAGTTTGTTAGCAGTGAAAGGATATGAAATCAAATCACTACTGTCATTTCTTACAGAACCATCAGATAATCTACCAAGAACATCATCAACGGCAAGGATAGTATAGTCAATTGTCGTAGATCCATCGGGGAAGTATTCAAAATCTCCAAGTCCATTACCAGACGTGCTCACTTTACCATAAGTATATGTGTCAGGTGTTCCTGCAAGACCATCTATTGCTTGATCTCTAAAGAAAAGATAATAGAATGAAGGGTCGCCATCTAAATGTGGAGATCCAAATTCTTGTCCAGAATCTCTTGAGCTAGAAATTGTTCTTCTCCAAACAAGATCACCATTCTTAGAATACTTACTTAGAAGTCCGCTTTCATTACCGTTGCTCTCATAATATCTTCCAAAAACAACTGTCTGTTCTGTCTCACCATCAGAATGTACTTTACTAAAGTATAAATTATCAGAAGATTTTGGAATTTGTTTTTGCCAAATAATATTTCCTTCTGGCGAATACTTAATGATGTATCCCACAACACTATCTAAATCATATCCAATATTCCCAACAACATAAATTTGATCATTAGTGTCAATGAATACATCTCTGCAAGCCACACCGTCATAACCATCTGGTGATGTAAGTGTTCTATCCCATAGAATTTCACCTGTATTAGTATCAATCTTGACAATGTATCCTTTGGCTGAACTATCGTCTTCCAAACTACCAACAGCAACTACTTCCCCTCTATCATTATTATCAATTGCACCAAGGATAACATCTCTACCCAACATGAATGCTTGCTTGCCCCATCCAGGACTACCATTGCCATCAAACTTCTCTACAAATGCTTGAGTATCAGAAGCAGTTAAAGGCGTTCTACCACAAGCATAATAGTTTCCATTACTATCAGATGTAACGTCTAGATAAACGACATCTGCAGAGTTTGACGTTGATTGCCAATCAATTACACCACCATTAGAATACTTACCAATCCATGGAGTTGCACCAACTCTACCTACAACAATTAAATTATTATTACTATCCAACTCCATGGCGCGTAGAGTCACAAGTTCTGCTGGTGATTCTACTATAACATCCCAGTCTTTATTTCCACTAGAATCTCTCTTCTCAAAGAATCCAAAACTTTTTGAGTTGCTATTGAGTGCTGATCCAGCAAGAACAAATTTTTGATCAGTAGCATCATACTTAATTTCATCAGGAGAATAAACACCATCAGTACCTGCAGACTGATTGATTGTTTTAAAGAAGTTCGTTACAACTTGTGCGCCAGAAGAACCTAAGAGAAAAAGGTTTCTGGCGGGACTATTAAAACCTACTGGCATTGATCGTTATCCTCAGCTGAAGTCTGTGTTGCCTTGTCCAAATACTCTGGTGACACCAGAATTATCTCGAACGATTACAAAGGTAAGAATATCAGTATTTGATGTAGCAATTGGTGGAGAACCACCAGACCATCTAACACCATTAGTTATAGAAGTTCCATCAACAGTACAAGCATCGCCATAAATTGCAGCGGTGTTAGAATCTAGTATAACCGTTAAAGTAATCGACTGTCCATTGACCAAATTAACTCCAGTAAATGCCCATTCATTGATTGCTTGTGTTGCTGGTGTTCCAAGAATCGTGTTGCTTCCTGCTACATTAAGAGTAAGAACATTTGCTGATGGAGTTAGTGTAGTATTGAAACTATTGAATACTTTCTCAACTACTCTACCACCCAAAGTAGTAGCACCATCAACATCCAGTCCAGTCAGTGTGCCAACAGATGTGAGTGAAGAATTAACAACCGTCGATCCAAGTGTTGTAGTATCTAATGCAAGTTGGTTACCGATAACAAACTTCTTACCCAGTGCAATCTCAAGGTTCTCAGAGAATACCCAATACTTATCAGTTCTACTGTGGTCATAAAGAATAGTCTTATCAGTGGAACCCTTAACAATTATTCCACCACCATCAGCTGCAAGATCAGATGGACCAGATGCAGTAAAGGTTGCTGTTCCACTACCAGTTACAGAGTTAGAAAGAACTGCAGTGTTATTTGTGATGGAAACAATAGTTGTTCCAACAGGAACACTGATACCACCAGTAGTAGAATTAACTTCCATGCCAGGAATCAATCCTGCTGTTGGAGTGATAGCAGAAATTCCAGATGTATTATCTACAGTGACTGCTTGGAAAGTTGTATTGACAACAGCAGCAAGTTCAATGTTCTTGTCATCAATTGACATGACGTTTGAATTTACTGTCGTGGTTGTACCATTGACAGTCAATGATCCTTGAATCAAGGTGTCGCCATTAACGGTAAAGTCATTAGGGATAGTTACCTTAAAGTTACTATCACCGCTAATCCAAGTCTCTGTTCCAGAACCGATAACTAATTGTCTATCACCACCAATATTGGGTGGTGCATATGTAGCATTAGTTGAGTTCTCATCATCAGCAGGACCAATAAGAACGTTTCCATTTCCAGTGATAGCATAACCAGCATAGTGACCAATACAAACATTGGCATCGCCTGTAGTGGCAGTCTCCATTGAGTTACTACCAATAGAAACGTTCTTAGCACCATTAAGGTTACCAAGTTGAGACGCACTACCGATCGCTACGTTGTCAGCAGCAATACCACCAACAGGCAATGCATTGTATCCGATCGCTACGTTATCATCTCCAGTATTGATGGTTCCAAGAGCAGAGTATCCGAACGCAGTGTTTCTTGCGCCAGAAATATTGCTTTGGAGAGCATTGAATCCAACTCTAGTGTTTGAAACTACTGCTCCACCACCTCTACCAATTCTAATAGGATTACTACCACCACGAATTAAGATGTCAGCATTTTCTGCATTAAGAGTACCATTGATAGTAATGTTATCAGAAATTCCTGTGCCAACAGTTAAATCTTCAGTGACAACTAGATTCTGATTGATGTTAAATGTTCCACCAGCAGCACCCATGTTGATGGTTGTCGCAGCACCAAATGCAGTGATGGTTGTAGCAGCAGCATTTAGTAAAGTGAATGTGCTAGATGTAGTAGCGATTCCAGTTAAGATTGTTGGGTTTGTCTGGAAGACAAGACGATCAAGACCAGTAGTATCACTAATCAATCCACGAAGTTGTGTAGAGGTTGTGGAAGAGAACGATGCAAGTGTATCTGATCTGTACGCTACATTACCACCCTGTCTAAAGTTAATTGAAATTTGTGATGCGTTATTATCACTGGTAAATAGAAGACTTCTATCAGCTTTGACTGCTTTAGTTGCCGATACCTCAAAGGATGCGGACGCAGTAGATACAATTTCTAATCCGTTAATAGAAGTAGCGGTAGCAGCTCCAAGAACTGGAGCACTCATTGTAGGAGCAGTTAAAGTTTTATTAGTAAGAACTTGTGTCTCATTTTCTGT